GCAAACTTCACCTTGTAAAGCCAAATGTACTTATAGGTTCCGCCGCTTTTTTCGCGCGGAAGCCGATTGCGAAATAAGGCGGTTCGTCTGTGTCTGCGCCGTAAACCACCTTGTCGTCGTCCTGCTTCTGTCCAAGAAGGGCGGCAAGGTCAGCCGGAAGAAGGTCGTTGACGTTCAGTGTCAATTCTCCCGATACGAATTCCTTTACTACTTCGTCGGCTCCGTCGTCTGCGTAAAGGATCGCTTCCGCAACTTCCACGGAAAGCTCCGCCGAAATTGCCTTCGCCATTTTTACGGGCGTTCCGTATTCTTCTGCGCCGTCGTCGCCAATCGTAATAGGTGCGCGGTAAAGATCGCGCAATCCGATTGTTGCCATAGTCTTATACCTCCATATACTTAAATTCCACGGGGATATGATAATAACCCGTGCTTTCCTCGAACACTTCCGGATCAAACGTGATCCCGTAGAACCCCGCTTCCTTCAATGCTCGCTTTGTGTTCCGCATAAGCGCGATATAATCCACGCGGGAATAAATATCCGCCCTGTATGTGAATTCTTCCGCGCCGCTTTCATCGTCTGAAAAGTGCGTATCTTGTCCCACGACAATTTGATACGTGATAAAGGTTTTTGCCTTTCCGTCGTATTTCAGTCGTTCAACGGGACAACCCAGCTTTTCAAGCGTTGTTTTCACAAGTGTATCAACGTTCATTCTGCTTCGCCTCCCATACGCGGCGCATTTCTGCATTTACAGCGTCAACCGCCTTTGTGTTCGCCGCCGTGAACCACGGGCGCGCTGGCATATTCTTTCGCCCGTATTGCAGGACAAAGCCTTTTGTCGCGTTGCGTACCCCGTGCCGATCCTTTCCGTCCGGATATACTTCAACCATCTTTGCGTCGTCCCGCTCCTTGATTTTGGATACGATAACCGACGCGGCAAGATCGCCCGTACTCCTTCGGCTCCGAAACATTTTCCGGATTTCCGCTTTCTGTGCTTCCTGCATTACCGCGCCGCCAGCTTTCAGCATTTCCGGCACGGCTTCTTCTGCAATCTGCGCTTTTTGAAGCATTCGTTCTTGCAGATCGTCAAGCCCTACAACGTTAAATTTCGCCATTTCCGCCGCCTCCTTCCTCCGCGCCGTTCTGCGCTTCTGGAAAGCTGGAAAGCGTCAATTCCACAAGCTCTCCGTCGTTATGAATGTACGTCCGAAGAATGCGATAACGCTTCCCGCTCGAAACGGGATATTCTGCGATCATTTCGCCGTTGTATTCCATTGCGTAAACGTCGAACTTTACTTCGGCGACGTGTCCAGCCATTTCCGCTTTGTAGAATTCTGAATACCCTACGGATTTTTTATCGGCGAAAACCGTTGTCGCCGTTTCCGGCTTCATTATCGGGAAGCCGTGTTCGTTCGTCCGCTCCGAAGTTTCGGAAAGCGCAATCAGCGTTATTTGATCTCTCCAGCCCATTATCCGCCACCGCCTTCCGTATAGTCATCGGACAGCGACAAGGCGCATTTCAAGTAATCGTAAGCCTTTCTGTGCCTTTCGCCTTCGCCGCCGAAGTTATCTTCGGATTTCGCGTACAGAATGATTGCGCGGTCTAAAAGGGGATCGCCCAGCGTTTTACTGGACGATCCCGCTTCCGCCGGAATGTTGATACCGACAAGTCGAAGATCAGCGATCGCCGCGTTTATGAGATCGGAAACTTCGCCGTCAAGCGCCGTCCCGCTCAACCGCAACGCCAGCTTTACCTTGTCAAGCATTTGTCAGCCCTCCCGCTTTAGTCGGTCGCCTTGACCAGCTTCACGATGGCTTCGCCGATAGCGGGCGCGCAATCGAAGATCGCGATACCGCTATATTTGTAGCTGTTCGTGTCGATGTCGTAGGCGCTCTTCACGCCGATGTTTTCGGCAAGGTTCGCGCAAACCTTCTTGAAGTCGCCCAAGAAGGCTTCGTGATCCGCGACGTAATCGGACAGAAGAACGGGATAGCCGTACACGAAGTACGCGTTGTTCTGAACGGTTACAATGTGGTTCTTGCTGTTGTCCTGCAACGGCATAAAGTCTGTGAACAAGGTTTTCTTGTTCATAACGAACTTGCCGTTACGGTCATAGCCGGAAGGCAGAAGCCCGATCAACGTCTGCACGTTTGCGGCGGTAAGCGCGCCCGTCTTTGCAACGGTAACGCTGTTGGACGCGCCCCAAGTGTTCGCGTTTTCAATGCCCTTCGGCTGGGAAGAACCCGTGCCGTTGATAAGCAAATCTTCGACTTTGCGGGCGATAGCTTCCGCCAGCATATTGACGATCCAGCTTTCAAACGCGGTAATGCTCATAGTCATTACAGTATCGGAAATCTGAACCAGCTTGACGATCTCATAACCGGAAAGGGAAACGGTGGTCAGCGTGTCAGCGGCGGCGGTAATGCTTGCGTTCTCGGTGTGGATCGCGGCGGCGTTGTTCGTGCCTTCGATCGCGAACTTTACAGCGCCCTTGACGTGCAGAAGGGTAACTTCATTCAGCATAGGCGCAAGCGTCTTTACCTTGCTGATAATCTCGTTCGCGGTCTGCGTCGGGATAACCTCCGCACCCGCGCCGCTGGCGTTGCTGAATGCGCGCTTCTCTGCGTCGTTCAGCGGAAGGCGGCGAATGTTTTTCAGCCACGCGGAACGATATTCGGGCGTACCGAAGGGATCATCGGGCGCGGCGTTGTCGTCGCCGTTGTTCTGCTGGAAGGAACGGGAAACAATGCCCGCGCCCTTCGCGATATTGTCAAGAATGCCGTTGCGCTTCTCGGCGGCGGCAATCAGTCCGGCGCGCTCTTCGGTAAGCTGTGTGGTTTCCTGCTCCAGCGCGTCAATCTCTGCGGCGGTCATAGCGTCGCCGCGCTGTTCGATCTCCTGCTTGATAGCCGCAAGGCGGGCTTCGATTTCTTTAATTCTCATTGTGTTAAACCTCCGTCATTAGTTTGATTTTCAAAAGTTTCTTCCGGCGTTCCAGCCGCTCCTGCTGTTCCCTTTCGATCACTCCGTCGAAATAGGATCGTGCCGAAATATCGGTATCGGCGTTCGCCGGAATGGATACCGCCGAAACGTCGTAAACCTTCGCAATTTTCAAGATCGTGCGTGTGCGTGTGTCGCGGTCGTAGCTATCTTCCGATACGCGGAAAGCCCACGACATTTTCGTAACAAGTCCGTTCTTGATTTCCTCGAACATATCTTGTGCCGCGCGCGATTTCGACAAGTCCGCGAATGTGAAAAGCCCGTTATCGTTAGCTTCAACGCCCAGCGTCCCGTTGGAAAGGCGGGCAAGCACCTTTCCTTCGTGGTTATACTGCATGATTACGTCGGACATATCCGCACCCGCAAGGGCGTTCCGGTCGATCCGTTCGTAATATTTGTTCCCGTCCCACTCATACAGCAAATAGGGCTTGTCGAACGTTGTTGCGTAGCCCTCCACGTAGAAATCCGTATCAATTCGCTTCTCCGCCGCCGTCGGGATCAATAGCGGCTGGATCATTGTTCGGTACTCCCGATCCGTCTTTTTTGGCATTTGGTGTAACCTCCTTTCCCAATTCTGAAACTTCCGCGTATTCCTTGCGGATATAATATTTCTCGCCGCCCTCAACGTGCGCCATGTTCCAAACGTCCATAACGCCGTTGCGGTTCAGCAAGCCGCGGTCAAATAACTGTGTGCTGATATTCAGCTTCGTTTGATTGCTTGCGTATTGTAAGCGGTTCGCGGTAAACGTGATCGCGTTCCCGAAGGACAATTCCCGCGCCGTGTACGTCATATTCGACATAACAAGCGAAAGCTGGATCGCGAAAGGCTCGATCTTGCCTTCGTAATACGCGTTCCATTCGTCCTCCGTGTATTTGTTTTGCAGAATGCCCGCATTCGTGCCGAAGTAGTTAAACACGTTTTCGTTGATCTGCGCCATCTGCGCGGCGTTGACCGTGAACGGCTTGCTTTCGATCGGCTTCACGTCAGCAAACTTCGCGTCGTAGATCACCATTCCCGACTGATTTTCCGCCGAAAGGTTATCCGCCGTGAAGCGCTTGCGCTCCTTCGTGATGTCCTCCGGCTTCAACATATTTGCAACCTTCGCCAAGAAGCGAATAGAAGCCGAATTTTTAACGCCGTTGATAATTCCTTGATTTTGTGTATGGATCAACTGCATTGTAGGACGAAGCGCGGCGTTACTCTCGCCGAAGAAATCGTCGGTATATTGAAACTGCGTCATTACGCCGACGCGTTCAAACTCGATCGCGGCTTTCTGCCCGCTCCCGAACGTATAACGCAAAAACGGCGCGCCGTTGTACTCGACAACTTCGCACCGTTGAGGAAGCAGGGGATAATACCCGATCAGTCCGCCGAATTCATCTTCGATCGGAACAATGAAGCAAGTATTATTCACCGAAAGGATCGTCGCGATCCTGTAAATGAACTTCGATGTATCCATGAACGGATTAGGCTTGAACTGCAACGTCCGTTCAAGGTTCTTTTGCGCCGTTCCGCTGATCTCCGGTTTCAGCTTTGAAGCGAAGGACGCGAACGAATGTATCGCCGCGCGCGTAAGCTCCATTTCGTAAATACTTTCCGGCGCGTTGCTGAAAACGGGCGTGTACCCGTTTAGCATTTTGAAATAGCCTTCCGCCTTCAAGTCGGCTTTCGGCTTCCGGAAGATAGTTTCAAAAACTCCCATGTTTTTATCACCCCGCATTTTTGAGCATTTCGCCGATTTCGTTATAATATTTCTGCCGCACGGTCAGCGCGTCGATCACGGAAACAAAGCCGTCAATTCTTGCCCGCTGTTCGATCTTCACGGGACGGAATTTCCGCGTTTCCATGTTGTGCTTCAATGCGACGTTGAGGAAGTGCGCCTTCAACAAGTTATTGTCGGCAATCTTGAAATTGCCGTCCTTGATAACGCCTTCAAACTCGCGGATCACGGGTGCAAGGTTTTCACCCTGCCATACGTCGTCCGTCTGCCAGCCCGCGTTCTTCAAGTCGTCGATCAGATATTGCGCGGAATAGCGGTCGTATCCGATCTTCAAGATATATATTCCGTACTGATCCCGAAGCATAGAAAACCATTCGTAAACGTCGCGGTAATCGACGTGGTTTTCGCCGGATAGCTTGACGATCCCTTGCTTTACGAATATGTCATACGGTACGCCGTCGATCGCTTGTGCTGTTTCAAGTCGGTTCGCTGGCATAAAGAATTGTGCGAAGGCATATAGAACGCCGTCCCGCTCGATCACGACGGAAGCGGCGGTCAAGTCCGTTGTTTGCGAAAGGTCTATGCCGCCCACGGCGTAACTGTCCTTGAAATCCTCCAGCTTCGCGTGAATTCCTGCGCCGTCAACAACGACGTAATCAAGCCACGCGACGGAAGAATTCTGCTTGATATTGCAATACTTCGTAAGGAATTCAGCCCGCTTCGACATACTCATTTCGGCGACGGCGATTTCCTCTTTGAAGAAGTCCGGCGAAACGGAAACGCCCATATTCGGATTTGCTTTTTTAAGCTCTTCAAGGTCGTTCCATTTCTCCACGTCGTCGATCATGTAAAGCAGGGGAAGAAGGCGGCGTTCCTTGCTTCCTCCCTTCAAAAACGCGGTCGATCTCTTCATCAATTCGTCGAAGATACCGTCGTTTTCGTAACCCGCCGTCGAGATCGAAAGGATCATCGGCTGGCGGCGCGCACCAAGCGCGGATTTCATAACTTCGTACTGCTTCAAGCCGCCGTCGCCGCGCCACGACGCGACTTCATCGTTCACGACTAAATGCGGATTGAAGCCGTCGGATTTCTTCGCGTTGAACGCAAGCGGCTTGATCGCGGTATTGCTTTCTTCGATGTAAATATCGGAACGGCGCTTCTTCGATAGGTCGGAAAGCTCCGGTTCTTTTTTAATCATCTGATAGAAGTTATCGTAAACGATGTTTGCTTGCTCCAGCTTCGGCGCAAGGCAATATATTTTCGCGCCGTATTCGCCGTCAAGATACGCCATATAAGCAATGACGGCGGACGCAAAAAGCGTTTTGCCGTTCTTTCGCCCGATCACAATAAACACTTCACGAAAGACGCGCGTTCCGTCCTCTTCGACGATCCCGAACATAACGGAAACGGCGGCTTTCTGCCACAACTCCAGCTTCAAAAGGTCTGTGCGCCCTTCGCAATGATGGCAAAAGTTTTCGATGAACCGAATTGCCTTGTTTGCCTTCTTCGCGTTGAAGGTGAAAAGCCCTTCTTGAAGCCCCTTCACGATGTATTCATACAGAAGGCGAACCCACTTGCCGACGATTATATTTCCGGAAGAAATGCCGTCGTAATACTCGTAAATGTAATTTGAAAAGGGCATTTTTATTCGTCCCGTAACGCCTGTAAACGGCTTTCCTTTTTCTTCTCCGGCGGTACAAGATCGCAAAGCTGTTTGATAATTGCGGCGTGATTTTTTGTCATGGCGATATGTGTTTTCACCGCGTCGCTTTGCTTCGTCCCGCTCTGATTTGCGCCGTTTTGGTATTCGACGGTGTATCCCTCTTCGTTGATGATCTCTTGCAATTCTTCAAGTGATACCGCCATGAACGCCGCGTTCTTGATAAGGCTTTCGACGGTCTGCAACTTGTTTTTGTCCAAGTCTTTGAAAATGCGCTTCAATCGGGAAAACTCCCGCTTGATCTTTTCTTCTTTCGTCAAGTCCTTCTTTGTCGCCATAAATATCACCCCCTTTTCCGGTCAACCCACACCCCCTTAAACGCGTACACCCGTTATGCGCGCGCCTGCGGAGTATTTTTAACCTCCCGCCCTCGGTGTCGAACCCTCCCTAAACTTTGAGCGAATAGGGGGGGATATGAGGTTTCCCGCTTCGTCGAATGCGTACCGTTTTTTCTTGTCGTTCCGGTGGTGTTCTTTGTTGTGGCAATCTTGACAAAGCGCTTCGAGATTGTCCCACGAAAGCGCTATGTATGGATCGTTGATATTCTGCTTCGTCAAGTATGTTTTGTGATGTGCGATCTTTGCGGTTACTGGATCGTCCGGCGTTGAACAACGTTCGCACAAGTAGCCCTTCGACTTCAAGAAGCTGTCGCGGCATGAACGCCAAGCGTCCGAATTGTAGAACCTTTCCGCCCACGGCTTCATGCGGTTATCCTCCTTCCTGTGGAAAAGTCTGTGCAAAAGAGTAAAAGAAAAAGCCTTCCGTGCATTCACACAAAAGGCTTTATCCCGCGCTATTCAATTCGCAATAATTCAGCGTAATTATTATATCACGCGTAAGCGTCGCGGACAAGGTGCATTGTTTGGTCGCGTTTTGGTCATTTGTCAACGGCTTTCCGGTATGTCGCCGCTGATACCGCCGCCGGAATGCCGAATACGCATACCGCCATATCATTGACGATCTTGTTCCGCCAGCGGCGCGCCGTCTTTATCTCTTTGAGAATGCCCGTGTCGGAAAGCTCTTCCGCGATCTCTTCCCACGTCGCCGTTCCGCCCTCTCGCGGATTGCCGTTGATGTCCTCGCCGAAATAGTAAAGCCGGATCACAACGAATTCTTTATGCCCCTCGAAAAGAGAAATAGCGCGTGTCAAGCTGTCAAAGCCGGATTTCGTTTCTTTGAACTGCTTTTGTTTTTCCTCTCGCATTTCCTCGACGATCTCCGCTTCCGTCTTGCGCTGAATAAAGCCTTTTGCCTGTGGTGTCGTTGAAAACGTCTTTCGTCCCGCGTGATACTCAACTTCGCAATACGCTTCTTCATCGGCTACAAGCGCCGCCAGCTTCTTGTAGTTATACAGCAATGTTTCCATTGCCTTGAAGTAATTTACGTACCCCGTGTTCTGTGTGTATGCTTCCGCCGCCCCTGCGCGCGCGGCTTCAAATACGGCTTCCCGCAACTCTTCGGAAAGCTCTGTTTGCTTTTTAGTCATGTGTGCCACCTCCGGTTAGATATTCGATAATTGTTCCCGCCGCCTGTTCCCAGCCGTAGCAAAGCGCGGCTTTGTAGCCCTGCGCCGAAAGAGCGTCCAGCCACTCCGATTGATGGTCGCTTGTCCTGCCGCCGCGTTGCCGTTTAAGCTCTATGTAAAGCCCGTGATATTGCCCGCGCGCGACGGGCAAGCATAGATCGGGAACGCCCGCTTTCACGCCCTCCGCTCGAAGCCGTCCCGCTTCCGCCTTGTGTCTGCTCCCGCCGTTCGGGACGTGATAAAGCAAATTCAATTCGGGATATTTCCCGCTTTGCATAGCCGCCCACGAAAACAGCGTCATTTGCTCTTGCGCTTCTGTCGGAACGGGCATTTTATTTTTCTGCATTCTGTGATCCCTCCCGTTCATTACCCGCGCGGCAATAATCTTCGTCAATCTCGAAGCCGACGAAATCCAGCCCGCCTTGACGATAGCAAGCGATCAAGGAACTTCCGCTTCCGGCGTGTGTGTCCAATATCTTCATACCTTTTCGGGCGAAGAGGGAAAGAACCCACGAATACAGCTTCACGGGCTTTTGTGTCGGGTGAATTGTCCCGTCGTTCAGCAATTCAACGCGATTGCAGACAAAAACGCGCGTCGGCGTGTCGAAGCTGGTATATGCTAATTCGCAATCGCTCATTGTCAAGCCGTGTTGCCCCTTGTCCCATACAAGCCAGCCTTTATGCCCTTGTTCAAGATACGGAACGAAGTAATTTCCGCCCCATATCACTTGCGCTTTTGAAACGCGTTCCAATTCGCGGAAGTATTCGGGCGGGGGAATAGTCTTGTCCCAGCTTTTCCGGATATGCTCTTTCCGGTTATGCTTCGGATTGCCGCATACGCGCTTCTTCTGTCCGTCTATGCCGATACCGTAAGGCGGATCAACGATCGCAAGATCGAAGAAGCCGTCCGGAAACTCTTTCATTCCCCGCATACAGTCCATGTTATACAGCTTGTTCAATTCAAGCATACGTTGTTCACCTTCTTTCTTTTTCTCCCCCCTCCGCCCCCCGCTGGGGGGAACGGGCTTAAAGGAATAAATCTATCGGCGATCCGGCGGGCTTCCTCGATCCGTGTTCTGAACCGATCCTTCACGATTGATTTTATATCCCCGCCGCCTTCCCGCTTTTATCACTCCCGCGCTTTCATTATCAAGGGCAAGCGGCTTCGCCGTGCTTCGCACCCTTGACAATGCGCGCGTTCGTGATCTCTGAAAAGCGGGCGACGGGGAATAAATAAAATCAATCTTCCGGAAGGGAAAGCGCTGGTCGTAAAACTTTACACATTTACAAGGCTTTTTATTACGCCCCTTCGGGCGTTCCCGCTATTCGCGTTTCTTCCGGCGTTTCGGTTTCTCCGGTTCGCGTACATATTTATAATATATGTAGCCCCACTTCGTTGCGCGGGCTTCCACCAGCTTGTAACCCTTCGGCGCGATCGGTGCTTTCTTTTCCGTATACGTCCGAAGCGCAAGCGTCGGCGCTTCCTTCTCCGGCTGGCGAAGATTGCGCGTCGCCTTCCAACGGTGTCCGCCCTGTTCCGGTGTCCAATGGTTGAAGAGGTAATCCGCAAGCCCCGTGTAATCCTGCCCGTAGTCAACGCCGTTATAATAATTGTGTTCGCGCAAGTGCCGGATATGGATTACTGATCCGTCGTTCCACTTGCCGCTGATCGTTTCTTCCGGTATGCCGTCCGAAATCATGTGAAAATGAATTCGGTTCGTAGACTTGCCGCGCCCCATGTAAATAATGATCTTCGCGTCGGGACAAGCCCTTTGAAGCCGCCGGAAGTAATTGTCGCGTATTCTGCGCGCTTCGCTGAATGTATGAACTTCGCTGTCGTCGTCGAACGTCAGCGTACTATATAAGGAAAGCGGCGAAAAGTTTTCATTAACCAGCCGCTGGTGTTTCCGCTTTGATATGCCGATCCGGTGTTGCGCGCGCTCTTCGTCGTCCTTGAAGCGCGGTCGCGGTTCAGCTTTTTTGATGTTCGCTCGATCGGATACGGTGTAAACCTCTTGTTCACATACAACGCCCGAAAAAATACGTCTTTTAACCCTCTGCATAATCCCGCCGCCCTTCCTTGACAAAAGCGCCGTAAAATGCTATAATTTCAGTATTGAATAGCTCCTTTTACAGCTATGTAAGAGGAAAAGAGAACGTCCGGAACGTCGCAACCGGACGTTCTCTTTTTTGTTTTGTCAGCCGTTATTAAATCCTGCGCCCTGCTCGAAGTCGGCGCACCGTTCTTCTTCACAAGGCTTGAAGCGCATTCCGTCCGCGCACCCGACGCAAGGGAACGGGCGTACCCCGTCCGGAAGCGCGCCTTCGCGCAAGTGAACGCATTGTTCCAGCTTCGCGCATTGATCGCACCAGCACTTCCGGCAATCGCCGATCAGCGTTTTTTCAACCGGACGTTTCAAGCCCTCTTCGGCTTCCTGCGCGTCGTGTTCTTCCTGCATTTCCCGCGCCGCCTGTTCAATCGTGTAATCTTCAACGCCGTTCATAATACCCCGAAAGAAGGGCGCGAACGCGTAGCCGATCCCAAGCCCCGCGCGCAAAAGCAATTCTTCGTCGATCTTAATATCTGCCATTGTTCCCGCCGCCCCTCCGAAGCGCTCTGAAAAGCACGTTCAAAACGATGTAGACGATCACAACGGAAGCGGCGACGCAAGCAACGCCGCAAAGCATATAAAAGGCGTTCACCATGAATTGATACATTGTCATTCGTCAGCCCTCCCGAAAACCTCTTCCGCGTCGATGTCCCACGCGGCGGCAATATGCTTCATCATATCGACGGCTTCGGCGCGCTTCTTCTGTTCCTCTGCGTTCTCTCCGTTTAAGTACGATACCAAGATTTCAGATTTGAGATTGCAAAGCGGGCGAACGCCATAGAGGCCGTAGCACGCGTAGTAGTAGTGCAAAGAGCCGTCCGAACTGACGCGGCGGACGAAAGAATTTATCGGGCTGTCCGGTGTAGCCGTCCACCACCAACGATCCGGAAGCACCGGAATGTTGCCGCGCAAAAGGCGGTATTCCTCGCAAGTGATAAGCCCGATCCGGACGCGATCGCCGCCGTAATTCTTCAAGCCGTCGTCGGCGGTCAAGTCGATGTTGAAATACTCGAACATTTCTTCCGGCGCGCCCGCCTTAATCAGACGGCGCAAGAATTCGCCGTTCAGATAGGCGCGAAGGGAAGAAGCGGCAAAGTCGTTCTTGTTCCCTTCATCGAAGGCGCGTTCCTCGACGCAATCGGAAGTAATGCACTTCACCCAATCCGCACCCGTCTGAATGACCGTCCAAGCGATCCCGCCCATTGTGAATTCCTGTTTCGGCTCGAAGCCGTGTTTGTTCTCTTTCATATTGAATAGCTCCTTTCGTTTAACACTTCTTGCCGCCGTGCCGATACGGGCGGCTTTTGTTGTATTCGTGCTTCTGTGAGATCGCCGCGTCAATGTCGATCCCTGCGTATCCGCAATAATCAAGAACGCGAATAATCACGTCCGCAAGCTCCGTCGGGATACCTTCGGGCTTGCCGTTGTCGCTGAAATAGATTTCCGTTGCGCCGTGTCCGTTGCGGTATTCCTCCAGCGCTTCGGATACCTCCGAATGAATGAGCGCTAAAACCTCCGGAAAACCGCGTTCTTCGTCCCACCAGCCGTGCGCGACGGCGTTTTCGTGAATTTCCTTCGCAACCTCGTTAATTCCTGTCATTGTCTTTTGCCCTCTCCTTCAATTCTTTTTCGGCGTTGTCGTCGGCTTCTGCCGTTCGGCAATCGCATTTTTCGCCGCTGTCAAGATGTGCGCCGCAAAGCGGGCATTCCTTGTATGGTGTCGCCATGTTGTTCTCCTCCTTGATAATCAGCCGCCGGAAGCCATCAGCGCATAGCGTCAAGCCGTGTTCCTTCACGTATTCCCGCCGCCGTGCGGCTTCTGTCGCTTCCCAGCCGCAAGAAGCGCATTCCGAAGGCTTGCATTTCTGCGCCTTCTCCGGATCAATGCCCAGCAAGCACTTCAAGGGCGGCTTTTCCTGTCGGTTATTCATTCTTCACCCGCTCCCCGTTATAGATAACTACCATTGACGGGAACGGCGCGGGGTGGGGGGCGGGCGCGC